TACCAAGAGATGCAGCAAGTCCAACTATACCTGCTCTTGATAAAGCTTTTAATCCTACCCTACCTAGACCAAGGCTACCTATTTTTCTAAGTGTTGGGTTTATACCTCTTGTTAATTTATCTGTCTGTCCAGAAAATGCTGGGTATAAATAGTTCATCGGATTCGTTCCGATATCCGCAAGTGAATCTCCTTCTGAAACCTGACGTGTGATATCCATAGCTGCTAGTGGTGCCAGCAATCCTGGAGCTGCAGCAACACCTAGACCACGTCCTAAAGTTCTAAAACCTGTCTTAACTATACCCGGTCTTTTCTTCTCAACACCAAGTGCTCTTGATTTACTTGCTTTGATTGTCGATGGTGCTGCAGCAGCAGTTGATCCTGCAAATAATGCCCCTGCCGCTGGCAGTTGATAATCTAATATGTCGGGTTTATCAAAGTCTGTTGCTATAGGTTGTGTTATCATATCGACTATCATACTTTTCTGTTGATCCTCGTTTGATAAATAAGTTGATGGGTCATCGTTTCTAAATTCTTTTACAAGTGCTGCTCCAACTGTTCCTGCCGCACCAGCTAATGTAAATGTTTTTACACCACCTGATCTTAAAAATCCTGTTGCTGCTGCTTTTAGTTTTTGCATTTTAGTATTTGTTGCTGGAGCTTGTTCAAAAACTTGTGCTGCTTTTACGGGATCGTTATCTATTGCAGCCGCACAATCTCCAGGTAACCCACCACGAGATAATAAACTACAAACAACTAGTTTATCTTTTTCAGATAAGTTGCTTGCAACTTTTTTTAATTGTGATGGCGATACTGAGAAAAAAGGTTTTCTACCTTTTGGATCAAGATAAAAACCTTCTCTGTCTGCCATACCTTGAATATCTAATCCTTTTGCTTTGTACTCAGCTAATTGAGCAGGTGAAAAAATACTTGGATCTATTTTTGTTCCAATTTTAATTTCTGGTAATGCTAAACTTTCTAACTGAGCTTTGGATAAATCTTTAAACCCTTTGTAGGTTGGAACGTTAGCTATTAGGTCATCTGCAATTTTTTGTGCGCCTTTAATATCATTCACAGCAAGAGCGTCTTGTACTCTTCCTATAGATCTAGATAATCTTCCTTGGTATTGTGCAAGTGGACCTTGATTTATGTCTGATCTTACCACGTCTACAAAAGCAGAATATGGAGCAAGTCCTCTCATCTCACCTGTACTAATTCCAACTACTTCATTAACACTAAATGGAACTTTACCTTTTTCGGGTATATCTAATATTTTTTTAAGCTCATCTCTAAAAGCTGTTTTAAAACTACCGAGTGAAGCGTTCGCTTCATTTTTATAAAATTGATCAACATTTGCTAAAGCTGCATTATAGAATGCAACTCGATATGCATTTCTTTTTCCTACATCTCCAATTTGATTTAACAATCTTTTACCCGCACTAACATCTTTTGGTATTTGAATGTCTCCTCTAAACTCATCACCTTTTAAAACTCTAGCTAATGTTGCCATGGCGTTTGCAGCAATAGAAGGCGATTGATTATTTAAAGCTGCCTGAACTACAGGTAAGCTTGGAAGTTTTTTCTGTTTAAAAATTAAATCTTTTATATTATCGTTAGCATACAAAGCTTCTACTCTGTCTTTCATATTACCAGTTATTATTTTAGAATTTAAAAACCTGTCCCACTTTCTAAGTGTAGCTTCTGACGGGTCTTTCCAATAACGTTGTTTAGTTCCTTTACCTGCTGCAAAAGCTCCAACAGGTGCAGCCCCTATTTTAAAATTAAAATTTTCTTTTATAAATCTAGAAGTATTGTTTTTATTTGGATCGGCTACGTAAGTATCTAATGTAGATTTTTTTAATCCTACTTTTTTTAAAAATTCTTCTGAGCTTAATGTATATCCTGCCGGTGGTTTAAACGCTCCTCTTACTTGAAAAGATTTATAAGCATTTGCTTTTTGATTTCCTGTAGCGTCTTCAAACGCTGGATAGTTATCAAGGCTGTCATAAAACGTTTTAAATTTTTTTGAGTTCTTATAAATATCATCGTACTTACTAGCACCAGAAGCAGTTCCTCCAGTTAATAAAAATTTATTTGCACTGTTTGCATTAAATTTATCTACAATATCTTTTACTGTCGCAGGACCTAAAGTAGTTTTAGCTGCTTTATTTAATTTATTATAGTCTGTGTTTAAATCACCTGTTAAGGTTTTAGATCTTCTTTTTAAATAATCTCTAAGTTTGTCTCCTTCATCAGTGACTGCAGCAATCTTAATACCTTTAAAGTATTGTGGATATTTTCGTCTATATTTAGAAATACCTTTGTATGAGTCTGATGTATCTGGAAAAGCTTCTTTAAAAAGTTGTTCAGCCCTCTCCATTGACATAGGCTGAGGTTCAGCTTTTAGAAGTCTTTTTAAATATTCTAATCTATTTTTAGTACGCTCTTGCACTACACCTCCAGGATGCCGGCAAGACCACCGCTTTTAAATCCTATTGGACCGATACCCAACATCTCCTGTATCTCTCTGATACCATCTGGAAAGTCGTCTGGATTTTTTAGAACCTGATTTAGTCTCTGCATATATAGTGTTTTTTCTTTACCGACCAAACTCTTGTCCATGGCAACGTTTCTGAAAAGTAACGAGATATCTTCTGCCTCTAGACCATACTTACGTATGTCCCCATATCCCATCTGTTTGCCGCTCTGTTTAAATGCAGCTTTCTTTGCAAGTCCCAAAGCTTTGCCCACAAGTTTACCTCTGAAATATGGCACACGTCCACCGTCTGCAAATTCAAAATCAGAAATGTCTACAGATTCAGGATCAAAGAATCTACTGGTTACCGAATTACCTTTTGCATCTTTGACACTAACTAATCTTTCAGCAAATAGTTGTATGTCATTTGGTGTATCTAATTTGGCAACTGCCGCTGCAACTTTTGGTCCAAAATATTTTTGCACCAATAAAAACGGATCACCCATACCACCGCCACCACCTTCTGTCATAAATTTAAAATCATCAGCTTCCATAACATCAGATAGAGCTGGGTTGCCTGGCTCGTCGGTTAAGTCTTTTATTCTATTTAAAAAATCTCTAGCATTTGCTCTGACTACCGGTTGTGCATTTTCTGCAACACCAGCGTTTAGATAAATCTTATTTACTAAATCATCTACGATCAGATTATTATTTTTTACGCTTTTAATTAATTCTAAACCTTGACCTGTTGGTAAAATAGTTTCACCCACATCAACACCTTCTGACTTTGCTAGATTTTTAATTGTCTCTTCTGCTGATGCAACCGGCGATGCGATATCATCTGTGCCACCACGTGAACCTGGTGGTGGTAAGTCATCTCCCATTCTTAAAGACATCAAACCTTCTTGATCTAGATTCCTGGTCCCTGTTGCCAGGTCCGTGATGTTTGCTGGAGCCGCAGGTGGATCATAAAACTCTTTCATCTTCTGCATGTTAGAGATTAATTTATTAGCCTGCATGTCGTTTAATTTATTCGACGTTAAATAACCCATCGCTGAGTCTAACTCTTCTATCGCTTTTGATTTTGGTAACACGCCTAACGCTTCAGTGTTGATATCCATATCAACCATTAATTCTGAGGATTTACCTTTACCTAAAAAATTGACATTTGTTCGGGTACCGAGGACCTTGGAAACATTACCACCTAAACTCTGATAAAGTTTTATTGCTGTATCTATTAAAGTTTTACTAGCCATAGTATTCTATTCTTCTTTTTGGTACCGGCTCGTCTCTTGCATCCTCCGGGTGTTGTATCAAGCCGCCCTGTCTTATTCTCATAAGTGCCTGTGTCATGGAATCGACATAGTCATCGTGATCTCCATGTGGAAACGCAGCACACTCTTCTACCACCTCCTGAGCAAAATGTTCATGCATAGGAGCCCAGACTTTGCCAGACTCGAAAAGTGGCGAAACTGAGTTTACCCTGACATGTTTATCATTTCCTTTGCTCGGTGTAAAGTTAACAACTGGTATTCCCATACGCCTTAATTCTGATGTGAGCGGTATCCCTGATGCCTTGGCCTCGATCAAAATCATGTCAGGCCTCCACCATAGATACTCTTCATGAGCCACGCGTCGGAGCTCGGGGAACTCGTACCTGTCTTTGAAGGCCGATAATAGTATTATATTATCTCCACTATCCTCTGTCTCAAAGACTCCCCAGGTTGTTATTGCACTGTAATCGGCTGTCTCCTTCTTCAAGAAAGCTGTATCGTAAGATTGTATCTTGTATTTTATATTAGGTGGATCTTTGTGTTCCCAGTTCTGCCACCAATCTCTTTTGATAATCGCACCTTCTTCTGCTGTTGGTTGCTGCATATATTGAGCATTCCAATTAGATACAGGTATAGATGCTTTGGTCTTTTCTAATTCTTTTATTTCCCAATACTCTGGCCATACAGGTTTACCGCTTGGAAGTATTGCAGGTAGTTCTACAACCTCCCACTGGTCTGAGTCTTCTTCTCCCTGAGCCTTGATCAGTTGTCCAGTAAGATCTTTTGACACAAACTATTCTACCACCAGGTTGTAAACGTTGTCTAGGACCTGACGTATACCAGTTCCAGGCTTTGTCAAAAGACTTACTATCTTTTTTGATATCTTGTTCTTTGTGTGGATCGTCAATGATTAGTAGATCAGCACCACGACCTGTTATTGCTCCACCAACACCGGCTGCAAAATATTCACCACCCTGTTCTGTTTTCCATTTTCCTGCTGCCTGACTATCCTCCATAAGTCTTGTATCAAAGACCTGTTGATACTCATTGTCATCTACAAGGTTTTTGGTCTTACGTCCAAAGTCTACAGCCAGGTCTGCTGTGTGTGTTGCCTGAATAATTTTTAATTTTGGATTTCTTCCGATCATCCATGCCGGGAGTAAGTATGAGGCAAACTCCGACTTTGTATGTCTTGGCGGCATGTTTATGATCAGACGTTTAATTTTCCCCTTTGCGAGGTCATTAAATTTTTTATTAATAATTTTGTGATGTGAACCCTCGATAAACTCAGGCCAAACATATTTTACAAAAGATAGAAAGTCATCCTGTATTATAGGTTTAGCTTCCTGTAACTTGGCTATCTGCTCATTCTCAAGGTATTCTAGATACTGTTCTTGTGTTAGGTTTTCTCTAAGGTCTTTCTCAGAAATTTTTTGTAAAATTTTTTCAGAACTCATAATATAAAAGCGTTTCTCAAACGTTGTCTCTAACTGTCTAAATCTTACATATATGTACGACCCTGGGACCCCTTTGTCAAGTTCAGGGTGGGCCCTCCCGTAGTTTTCAAGCAAAAATCAATATGTTGTGGTACCTCTATTGGTACACACTATGCAAAAATAGCATTGCAGTTTTTGCAACCCCTTATGGGATTTAGTAGGATCTGGGGATCATACCTAACCCCCAAACCCTACTGCGAGATAAATCAGAAAGGCATTTCTGATTGTTCTTCTTTCACTTCCATTTCTTTAGTTAAGATTAATGGTTCTTGAACCTCGCTAAACTTAACCTCTTGTAAGTGATAAGAAATCTTTGTATCTGGAGTGTTAAGAGTTTCCAATGCAATCTTATTTCTAATTGCCTCTTGCAATCCAAACAATTTATCTTTGTAGATAGTGTACCTTGTAGGCAAACTTTCATACTCATGTTTTTCAATAATGAAAAATTGATTTAGTTTCATAATTTGATACTCCAACTATCTGACGCAGTTCTATATCCATCTGCGTCTATATCAAAATAAGTCATTAACATTCTGCCTGACTTACTTATCCAATATCTGCATTTATCTGTCCATAATGCATTTCTTGTTATTGTCTTCTTATCACTCGCTGAATAGTAAGTAATAACAAAGGGTTTATTATTTATCATTTATTCTCGCTTTCTATAACTTAATGTTATGGGATAAATATAATTTATCCCATAACGATTTTCAACAAATTAATTCAAGTTATCAGAATTATTTTGTTGTTGTTGCATATATGCAACACGTTCTGCTATCTTCTGCTCTCTAGTTTTTTCAGTATTTTTCATGCCTTTAATTCTTTCAGCAAGATTTTTTGGATTGTAGATAATCAAACCACTAGAGTTTGTTCTGATTATTTCGTGATCTTTAACATCTAAACCAAGTTCATTAGCTAGTTCAATTCCCTCATCTAGCCATTTATAACCTTTTAATCCTAACTTGATTTCTTTCATCTGTTTTAAGATACTTTCAATCCATTTTTCATGAGCCATGACAAAGTTTGCTTTTTGTTTTTTCCATGAAATTAAAAAATCAAATTCAGATTTTTCACACGCAATAGACCTATCTCTACAATAATCTCTACCGATTAAATCTAATTGATATTTTTCATTCCACTCACGACCATATTTGGTTTCATTATTTCTTCCACCATTTAAACCCAAATATTTTTCGTTGTTCTCAACAAACTTTCTTTTATGTGGGTTGTCGTCTTTATCAGCTTGTTCAATTAAGATGTCTGCGTTGCAATCTTCTTGTGCATTGATTTCATCTCTAAACAAAGCAAACCCATAAGCTTTATCTGTTTCAGAAGAATAATTGTTTTCACTATCAATAGAACCATTTAATCTAAAATCAAAATGTTTTTCTATTGGTACATTTTCTTCTATTTCAGTTTCGCCGTTGTAGTTTGTTTTTTCTTTGTTGCCGATATAATGAAAATGAAAACAACTATCTTTTGCAATAGTCGAAACATTTTCAAATTTATTTTGCAGATAATAAGCTTTCTCTACGTCTTCTTCTGTGTAGTGTCTTCTTACTATTTTTTCTGCAACTGACCAAGCCATATCGTTAATGTCCACTTGTTCAGCTTTCATCTTATCGTACTTTCTTTTTTCTTGAGTGTCCTCTTGTTGCAAGTGTACTTTTATTCTGTTTGCAATTTTATTTCGGTACTCATTATTAAGTCTTATTCTAGCCATTTGTCCTCTCTTTCTTTTTGTTAAATTTAAAATAAAACATAATTTCTTATAAACTATCTTGACTTTATTGCAAGGGATATTATATTAAATTCTGTTAATTTATAAAAACTTTAACTAACATTAAAGCATTGGGTTGAGAGGTAGTTCTAGTGCAGAATACTCAACCCAAGCAGAAAGGACAGAAATGGCACTAAAATATTGCCAAAGTCATAAGTGCCATACTTATGACACAAAGGACAGAAAACGAGGTTCTAAAGGAAATCGTAAAAATCAGACTAGAAGAAGAAGTGATTTCTACTATGGTGGTGGAAATTTTTGCTCATTGAATTGTTATAATGATTGGGCAGAAGATTTCATGAATAGAGCAATCGACCAAGTATCTGGAAGATTGCATGAACCTTTAACAATGAGTGAAGAAAATGCGTGGCGAAAACAACGTAGGTATCGTTGGAATTCTGGAGGATATTCTTTTGATTATTTCTGGCACAATGCCTGTACAGGCGAGGACAGACAGATTACTGAAGAAGAATTTGAAACGCAAACTCAACCAAGTTAGTTTCATCTGTCCTTGATGAACAACCCTAGATTGTAAGCTTCAACCACAATCTAGGGTTGAATTTTTTTGTTTTTTTTTGGGTGGGCCCGCCCATAGTCTTCAAGCTGCAAGCGGGTGGGCCCGCCCAGTATCAGCAAGCCTGCAAGCTGTCAAGAAAATTATCTGTGGATAAGTTAAATTTTTTTCTTTTTATTCTGGGATATTATGTTAAGTTATAAGATTAACAAAAGGAGTAAAATGGGACTAGATCAATACGCTGGGCTTCGAGACAGTAAAGGCGAAGTTCACGAAAAATTTTATTGGCGCAAACATGCACGCCTGCAGGTGTTCATGTCAAAGCAGTTCAATAAACAGAAAAAAGATCAGGAACATAACACACATGACGACCTGCAACATCTGGGTTTTAATGGTGGTCAAGGTGGTGTTACAATTACTGAAGACTTAATCAAGGATCTGGAAGAGGCGATCAAAAATGATTATTGGGATCACTTCGCCTCTGATGGTTTTTTCTGGGGACAACAGTTCCAAGAGGAAACAGTTAAAGAATACAAAGCCCAAGATAAAGAGTTTTTAAAATGGGCTAAAGAACAGGTCAAAGCTGGAAGACAGATAGGCTACGACTGCAGTTGGTAAAAAATTTCAGACGCTGGTCTACAACAAGACCCATATAAAATTGGGAGATACATGCTCTGTAGACCCAGCGCCTGGATACTCAGGCCGCGCCGCCGCCGCTAGATCACAGAGACTCTGGCGGCCTGGGGCTCAAGCCACAAGCCGCAAGCTTGACAGGTTACAAGCTGTCTGGTATAGGATATTATAGGAGTAAATTATTATGTTAAAAAAAGAAGCAAGACAAATAACTGGCGGGCTGTCGAAGCCGTCAAAGATGCCAGGACCAGCTCACAACCTGCCAGCATGGAAGTGCTTAACAGGGGCCAAGCTGGCCAAGGTGCCAGGCAGCGTATGCGCTGGCTGCTATGCCCTGAAGGGTAGATATCGATTTAAAAATGTTAAGGATGCATTAAGCCGGAGGCTGCAAGCACTGGAGGACCCGCGCTGGGTTGATGCGATGACAACGCTCATCCAGGGTGAGAAGTGGTTCAGATGGCACGACTCAGGAGATATACAAAGTCTCAAGCACTTAGAAAATATATTTACAGTGTGCAAGCGTACACCGGAGACCAGGCACTGGATGCCAACCCGTGAAGCTCAATTCCTGAAGCAATTGGACCCTGCCACAATACCGCCTAACTTAATTATTAGAATGAGCTCACACATGATTGACCAGGGACCAGTTAAGTTCTGGCCGTGGACGTCGACAGTCACCAGCCAGGCTGGCAGAACATGCCCGGCCCCTGAACAGGGCAACGAGTGCCGGGACTGCAGGGCATGCTGGGACAGGTCCACACCTAACGTGTGTTACGGTAAACATTAATATGGAATTTAAACACCCTAAATATTACGCTGCGCTCAGGAAGCGAGGTCGCGAGCTTACAAGCTCTCAAGCTTCAAGCGACAAGCATCCCAACCAGCGCACAAGGGCTCAAGCTTCAAGCCACAAGCCTCAAGCTCCAGGATCCGATGACCAGGGTACAAGCGATAAGACCCAAGCTTAGGGTCACAAGCTACAAGCACATAGGTATTTTTTGGATGTTTAATGTGAAATGAAACTTGGTGCGGGGAAAGCTGGACTTTGCTGGATTTTGTCCGCTTTAATTCCAGTGTGAAAAAGTTGCTGTTACAAGAGTAAGCCAGTAGATCAGGAGTGCCAAGTAAGACCCTGTTTTCAAGTCTAATCCACGATATTGTTTTAATTTCTCTCTTAAGTTTTTTATATAAATCACGTTCTAATCCTATAGTTTTGTTAGGCATAATTCAGTCCAGCCTGCTTACAAAATTTTTATAGGATCACCCATACTTTCTGTAGGTTTTTGGCAAGATAAAACCAGTCTATGAGTGTCTTTACTACCAATAATTTTATTTTCAAGAAGTTTTATTCCAACAATGTCATAAAATTCTCCACTAGGTAATTGTACTTGTATCCTAGCGTTCTTGGTAACTTCGGCTATCATAAACTTATCTAACGCTTGCCTGAATGTCTTTCCGTCTATCATAATTTCTACATTGATATATACAAATTATGGGATATATTACAAGGATTATGTCAGTACCAAAAAAATTGACGGCACAGCAAGAGAAGTTTGTAATGTTTTTAGTGTATGGAAACGACGGCGAACCTTGCAGTCAGACAGAAGCAGCTAAATTAGCGGGATATGCGGATCCAAAAGATTATGCTAGCAGGCTCATGAATGCAAATAAATATCCATTAGTTGTAGCATACTACGAAGACTTACTTGCAGAACTACATAGCAAGTATGAACAAGACCTGGTAGGCCAGAAGGCTACACTTGGACAGCTACGTGATGCAGCTAAACGTAAGGGTAGATTTGCAGATGCAATACGAGCACAAGAATTAATGATGAAAGCTGATGGTAGGTTTGTAGATAAAAGACTCAATATGAACGTCAAGGTAGATCCAGAAGAAGCACGTAGTAAGAATGAACGATTACTTAATATCGTAAAAAATAAATTAGCTGTTAAGAAAATTAAATCTTAATCTTCTCCATCTTCAATATACAACCACGCGGAAATATATTACGATCTGAAAATAATTCGTCACCATCTTCGTATGATGCAAACGTTCTGATATATTTTTTATCTTTACTAAACAGATAAGCTTGTGTCACCATGATACTAGGTTTAAACTTCATGAAGTCTTCGGCTGTACTATGTCCCGAATCACCCGTGATATCGACCCATGTAATAGAATAGAAATAATACTTTCTTTTTTTGATAACCACATGTCGGTATTTAATCGTTGTAAAACCTAGTGTTTTTAACAATTGTACCAATTGTACCTGATTGTACCAAGGGGTATAGGTACAAAAATGAACGAATAACCATTGGTATTACTATCTTTTTTGAATTGTACCAATTGTACCAAGGTTTTAAAAAAAATAAAAAAAATTTTTTATTTTTATAGAAAAAAGTGTATACAATCATTGAATGGCCAAATTATACTGGGATTCATTATACTTTTTGATCATTTTTTGTATCTTGACCATTTTTATTTTTGGTACAATCGTCATAATATTGATCAACTTTCTTCAAGAATGTATGCATG